CCCACAAAAATGTAGATATATATCCAGATATATTAGGATCAGAACACTTGAATGCTAACGTAGCAGATGGTGTCCGGCGTGTCACGTTCAACCTTAATATACCTGAATTACAGGAATACGCTACAGAATGGGAAGGACAAATCTTTCAGTATGAAAATAGAGATTATACGATTGATCAGGTCATTTCCGCAAATGAAATAAGATTAAGAGAGCCGTTTAGAGGAACATCAACTGTTGATGCTGAAGTTTGGAAGATCATTCATCGTCACTATAACCTACCGGCAGACCTTATAGAGATATTAAGCATTGCCCATACAGATACCCCGATTAGTGGAACCAATGAAATATGTGGTAAACAACTTGGGTTAGCTCCAAGAAGAAGTGAGGACCTTAATTTAAAATATGATAAGACAGCTTCACATTCAGAATTCTATGTAATGCAAGAGCCAGTGAATGTGCCGGCTGCTATGAAGTTTGGAACCGCTATTGTTGAAGCAGTTCCAATTGATAATGGATTTGTCAAGGATGAATATTGGGAATTCGCTTGGGCATTCCTATGGGATGGTGTTGTTGGACCCCTATCAGAGCCACAAATTGTACAAGGTCTGACTGGTGAGGAAGGAACGTACCCTGTATTTCATCTTCATCTTGAAACATGGGACGATAGACCAGCCCAGGCTCAAGCTTATGACACAGCAAAAGATGTTTATACAACACCGCTTGAGGGATTTAAGAAAGTCCTATTTTATAATTCGAATTTTAATCATGCAACAGGTGATAGAAAAGGTCTTCCATTGTGGAGACAAGTTAGTGATCAAGCTGTTATTAGAGACAGAGATGACTGGCAGCCATATATAGTAGCCGATACTTCAGCAGTTGCTGATATTACTGGTGAATATATGGTAAGGACGGGGAATCCAAGATATATTGAGATTGATGGACAACATCTAAGATTTAGACCGTATCCAAGACCACAAGGTAGTGATGCTAGTTATGTTAATGGTGTCGTTCCAGGTGGACAAGGGGCTAATATATTTGCTAGACAGTTCCGCCAATGGATCATGAGATATTTAAATAAGCCATCACCATTATGTTCTGCTACCGATACACCTAAGATGCCATATGAATTTCATCAGTTGATTGTTTATAGTGTGCTTCATGAAGTGTTCACAAAGGCAAATAATAGTAGTATGGCAGTGATGTATGATAAGAAGATCACTGATAGTATTAAGAAACTAGAGAGAAGGTACATTGATAGAACCGATGTATTTTGGCAGAGGGGACAGTTTGGAATTTCGTATAATGGATTATATATGGATGCAGATTCATTCAGGAAATTGAACTAATGAAGTCCAAACCGGTAGATGAAAGGCTAGCTGGAGGTGTTGATCAAAGATGGAAGACCTCAACAAACAATGCTAGTAATATAAAGAACTGTCGTGTTGAAGAGCAAGGACTAGGTTGGGTCAATGATAGGGGCTGGGAGCCTCTGATTATGTCACCAGTAGGTACTACAACGTTGCCTTTAGGATTAGGTGATATACCTTTTCCAACCCGGTTCTTGAAGGTGTGGACCCGGCACAATGGTGGTGAAGTTTATTACATATATGAAAGAAATGGTAAACTTAAATATGATTTTGGAAATACAGGTGGAGCTTCTGTTAGAGAAGTAATACTTAAAGAAGGCAGAAATCAACCCAAAGCAAATGACATTGGGACACAGTTGATAGCGTATAGTAGATTCGCTCTTATAATGAATGGCTTTGATAGACCCTTTAAATTTTGGGGTAGAGGCGAGACAACAGATTTTGGTTGGAGCCAGCCACCAAATGCACCGAACGTGTTTGATCCGAACCCTGAAGCAAGGGAAGAAGGCATGAGCGTAATGGATGAAGGCGATGTATGTTTCTATCAGTCTTCAAGCACAAGAACAGTGGGTATGGGGAACAGTGCGGACAATGAATACAGTACCTATAAGTATAAAGTTAGTTATATATCAGATACAGGTAGTGAATCACCATTATCTGCCAGTGTTGCACAGACATGGAAGGTAGATAATGCTGCTCAAGAAGGGTATTATAGTTGCTTCCTAACTAATATTCCGGTTGGACCAAAAGGTACCGTTGCCAGAAGAATATATAGAACAAAGAACTTAGAGAATAATGCTGCTGAAGTTTATTATTTTGTTAAGCAGCTTAATGATAATTCTGTTCAGGACTGGCTTGATATAATAAAAGATAGCCTATTGCTTGCTGAAGCCCCTGATGGGAATGCAAGTATCATCCTACCTCAGTCCTTTAAGGTTGGTGGAAATTGGAATGGTTGTATGTGGTTAGCTGGTGGTTCTGAGATATCTACGAAGATTCATTATAGTGATAGATATTTACCAGAGCAGTTTAATAGATTCCGTTTCTTTGATGTAGGTGGACGGACCGGTGGTGCTGTTACAGCCCTAGTTCCTTACAGTAATAACTTAGTTGTATTCAGAGAGAATAGTATTGAAGCTATATCAGCTATTGCCGATGACGAATACACAATCAGTACTATAACAGCTGATGTAGGAACAAGGGCAACAAATACTATTGTTGAGGTTCCTAGTGTGGGTTTATTCTTTTTGACTAATGATGGTGTATATGCATTGACGGGCGGTCAGGCAGGTGCTGGTTTAGTTCAGTTACAATGTAATAAAGTATCAGCCGGCCTGCATAAAGAATGGAAAAGATTAAGTGAAAGTTCGTTAGCTAGAGCAACTGCTACTTATAGTAAGCGTGAAAAAGAATATTGGGTTCACTATCCTGTTGATGGAGATACAGAGAATAGTAGAGGGGCTGTGTATCATAGTCAAAATAATTCGTGGTCGTTAAGGAATTTATCAGACCCTAAATATCAGGTGAAAACTAATTTAGCTTATGGAATGTATTTTACACATCTTGATGTTGATCCTGAAGGATGGACTATTATTGGAACATATCCAAATTACCCTTATACAAGTGCGTCAGTGTCTGAATTTGTGGGCTTCCCAGGGTATGGATTACAGGTATGGTCAGCGGCTCCTATGTTTGGTCATTGGATCGACTGGACGTCGACTACACAAACTGAAAATTATACCGTAAATGATGCATCTAAAAGAGAGCTTGACTGTATATATGAAACAGTGTTTGATGATCTTGGTGATGATAGTGTTAAGAAACGTGTCCTATCGGTAGAAGTAGAGATGGTAACCCAAGGGTATAATGATATTCAGTTATCATATAGATCCGACTATGTGTTTAATCCTACTGATGGTGGTGGTGCATCGGCAATGACTGTTGAAAAATATAAGACGATTAACAGTGAACCGGTGTGGACATTGGCCGATCCAGGTGATGTGAAGAACCTTGCTGAATGGGGTGACCCTTGGTCTGGTGACCAGTTATGTAGGGTGAGGTGGGATATCCATACAGGACTTGTAGGTGCCACGTCATGGAGAATACATGGAATGAATAAGTTCCACATTATCAGCTATCATATTGAATATATGGATGGTAAGCAGAAAGTAATAACACACAGAGGAAGTGATGGCTAGAACTTGGACAACACATGGTGGAATGCCAGGAGATCAATTTAAAGCTGATCATGTTAATGATGAAGCTAATGCTATAGCGCAACAAGTTAATGGTCAATTAGATCAAAACAATATGCCTCTTGAAACGATAACACATGAACATTTTGTAGATCCTGTAGTTGAGAATAATGTTTATGGTGATAATACCTTGTCAACGTATATGTCTACACAAAGCTATCATCAGTCAACGTATGCCCCTGCAAATGAAGAAGTTGAACAGGGTGATTTAGGTCCTAATACTATCTTCACAACTAACTGGGAAGATGATAACTGGAATCCGTTCTGGAATAGTATAGATACAAATACCGGAGCAGAAACACTAATATTTAGAAGTAATGAAGGAATGATATATGGTGGTGTAACGCTATCATTAGAAAGAAGAACAGCATATAAAGTTATTTATGATAATGGTGTGCCTTCGTATTTCGTAAGAGGTGAAGATACTATCTCAGAGATCGGTGTATTCTGTAATGATGTACTGATTGCAAGAACAGGAGAGATAACAACGGGTGCCATAACAATTGATCTACCATTCAGTTGTCCTATTGGTTCTGAGCTATGTACAATAGAAGTTAAATTTAAAAGCTCTCAAGGTGTTATAGCAGGAACCGCTGGAATAATATCAGGCGTTATTAATACTGACGTTAATAAGTTTTTTGCCTGCTCCGGTTGGCAACTATGGGCGAGGAATCAATACAGATGAGCAAACTAGTTTATAATATAGGAATTGAAGGACAGCCTTCGAATAACCTTAATGAGACCGATGGGTTTTATAATGCATTAGCGATGTCGACTGGTGATATAGAACAAGTAAACACAAGAACCGAATTTGTATCTACTAAACATATCAAGTTTAGTGATGATCCTATTTTGGAGAAGTGGGTAAAGAGAGCAAACAGTGATCCCGCCCCTACAACGTATACAGGGGCTTGGCAAACAGTTACACATGGAAATGCTGGTAGTACTGAACTGCTTAATATTAATAAGGTCATTGAGCAAGGTGAAGTATTAAGGGTTCACTTTAACGTTATGGCAGGTCCTGACTGTCAAGGATTATCAAATCAAGATTATTGGTGGATGAAAATAGAAATACAAGATGGTGTAGGAAACTGGACAACGTTGGGTTATACGACTAGAAATAGTAAAGGACATCACCGTCAGATAGGTTCTGTTAATGACCCAATAGATGGGTGGAGAAGATATGGAATATCTTTTATTAAGATATTTGAAAATCAGTATTCATGGGATGGAATCAGGGTGCGTATTGCAACTGAATCAAACAACGTTAATTTGTGTGATTGGATGATCGATGCAAAAGTATTGGGGGCATAATGCCATACGTTAAACCGAACGCTATATTTAATGGACAGCCTGCCGACTGGGATCAAATAGCCGAAAACAATTCAGATGGTCGTAGATATATTAATCAACAGATCGTTGCTGCTGATTTAGCTAATGAAAGTGTTGATTTTCCAGAAATTGTAAAAGGTGAACTATCTGTTGTTGGAGGTGTATCACATCAGTTCACGACAGGAAATGGATATGGTAACTTTGTAGATGGAGAAGGAGCTGCTTATAGATGGACTGCACATACCAATACATGGAAACGTGAAAACATTAAGCAAATTGATGACCAATCAAATGCACAAACTATTCCATCTACCCAAATTGTTATGTCGAATTTGAATCACGTAGCTGATTCCTTTAAGACAATCACCCTTGAGCATAGAGCTCTAGTGACATATCGTTGTTGGCTTGATGTTGAAGTTGTAGAAAATCCTGTGCCATCAAATACTGATAAGACAGTGTTTCCTAAACATAGATTTACTACATTCATGTACCTTACACAGAATGGTGAATCAACTTGGGGACTTACAACGAAAGGAAGGTTCTTTGATGAGACCGAATATATGTCAGCTGGTGCAACAACTAGTTCATGGGCTGGTCCTAAAGATCAAGATCCAATGAGAGATCAAGGAGCTTTTGATGGACATCGGATCCTGATAAAGGAAGAATTTTATAGAAGACAATATTGTATGTACAAGTGTATAGCACTAGATCCAGGTACGTATAATTTTGGTGTAATGATAGATTCACATCATCAAAAGATTTATGTAAAATCACAAAATATAACCGTTGAAGTAGAGAATTGCAGTGAGAATCTATAGTTTAACAATTAATAATAATATAAGGATTAATAATGGCTGAAAGTAAATGGACAGGTGCAGGGTCAGGTGCCATAAAAGGTGCCGGAACAGGTGCAATGATAGGTTCGGTAGTTCCTGGTGTTGGAACAGCAATAGGTGCGGGTGTTGGTGCCGGTGTCGGTGCTCTTGGAGGATGGCTAAAAAGTGGATCATCCTTCTCTGAATATGATAAGAAAAGTCTAGACCGGATGCGTGACCTAGAAGCTCGTATGCATGCGGGAACACTTGGTTTAACTGATGAAGAAAGAAGTTTG